AAACATCCAAGGATTATCGAATGGTTTGTAGTAATCTCTCGTGTCTAATAAGCTCATCTGGTCTCCTCGTTAAATCTCTTAACTAAATATTTTAAATTTTCAATTACGTATCCTGCGTAATCTTTTGTTTTTGAGAATGGGTCTTTATGTTCATCACAATAATCTAACCACATTCTACTTGTAAACCCAGAAAACTTCTGGCTAAATACATCTGTAAATTCTTCTTGTTTCATTCTTTGTCCTTTGGTAAATATATTATTACAGCCGAGTTACATTTAGGACAACTTAAATTAGTTTCCATAATGTATTCATCGTTCTCATCTTCTATGTCGTGATCTCCACCCCATATTAATTCTGTTCCACAATGCCAACAATTCATATTATCCCTCACATGCGATACATTCAGCATCGTCTAATTTAATACGTTGTACTTTAGTGTTTACGTTCTCTGCATTACGAGCAGCATTAGTTCTAAAGTAATATAAAGATTTAAGTTTGTTCATACCATACCAGTGTACATCATTAACATACTGCATATACTCATCGTGTACTTCCTGTGGTTCGGTAGCTGTAGGTATAGTAAAAAACAGGTTGACTGATTGTGCTTGACAAATAAACTCTTGACGTTTAGATGCATGTTCAATAATCCATATCTGATCTATCTCATTAGCAGTTTTAAATAATTCTTTCTCATCGTCTGTAAGAATATCTAGATGCTGTACCGAACCTTCGTTACCTGCAATATCTTTCCAGACTGCGATCAACTCATTTTTCTTTAGTCCTTTGTCATTTAAAACTTCTTCTAAGTATTTGTTTTTGACTTGGAAAGAACCGGAAAGAGTTTTGTGCGTATATACATTAGCCCTGTATGGCTCAATCGAAGGAGATGTACCACCACATATGATGCTAGAAGAAGCGTTAGGAGCAACAGCGAGTAGATGAGCATTCCTCCTGCCACTACCACTGATATCAGGTGACTCACCACGTTCATCAGCAAGTCGTTCAGTTGCTCTAAGCGAATGTCTCTTAATGTGTTTAAATGCTTTGTAATTAAAGCCCGTAGCGTATATACCTTCAAATGGTATGCTGCGAGACTGGAGATACGAATGGAATCCCATCGCACCAAGACCCAACGACCTTTCTCTATAAGCTGAGTAAGCAGATTTAAGAAACCCTTCTTTGCCCGGCTTAATATGTTTTTGAAACCTTTTAAAGTTTGCATTGTATTCTCCTAAGTTATTTGTATCAACAGCATTGTCAATGTAATGCTGTAACACGTTGTCAAGCATAGTAATTAAATCATCAATGAACAAAGGATTCTCACTCCACTCATCAAAGTATTCTAGGTTTACAGAAGATAAACAACACACTGCTGTTCGTTCTTCGTTAGTAGCTAAAGTAATCTCAGAACAAAGATTGCTCTGTTTGATTTCTAAACCTAAATCTTTTTGTTCTTTGGGTAAAGCTTCATTACATGTATCTATGTTAATCATGTAAGGTTCACCGGTCTCTGCTCTTGCGTTGATGATCTGCCACCACAAGTCTCTAGCATTTACAATCTTTGTAGGTTCGTGAGTCTTAGGGTCAATCAATCTAAAGTCTGCATCTTCTTTTACAGCTTTGAGAAACTCATTAGTAATGTTGATACCGTTGTGAAGATTAAGATTCTTCCGGTTGATATCACCACCAGATTCTTTACGCATGTTAATGAACTCTTCAATCTCAGGGTGAGATATGTCCATGTATGCAGCATAAGAACCACGTCTTGTAGTGCCTTGATTGAAGGCTAACATCTGAGAATCTACGACATGCATAAAGGGGATTGAACCAGTAGACTTACTACCGTGAGTAGTAGAAATACCATTACTCCTAATATCTCCCCAAAATCCACCAATACCTCCACCCGAACTTGCCAACCAAATATTTTCGTCATAGTGAGCAGATAAACCATCCCTACTATCAGGTACATAATTGAGGAAACAGCTAATAGGAAGACCACGACTTGTTCCCCCGTTACTAAGTATAGGAGTGCTAAACATGAACCAACAAGAGGAACTGTAGTGATAAAGTCTTTGAGCCAACTCAAAATCTGTGTGACCTTTGTAGGTTGCTCCGAAGACGGATGCTCTGGCAAATGCTTCTTGGGCATGTGTTTCATTCTCCCATAAGTATCTATCCTTGAGAGTATCAAGGCTAAACTTATCTAATAGTTTTTCATTACTGTAATTAATTTTTATACCAAGATATTCCTTGATACCTACTTTATCTTCAACCATTATGAGTTCTCTGTGTCGTGTACGTTAAGCATTATTATACCATAATGTAGTATCTTTAGCAAGTCTTTTCTGTTCTTTCCGTCTTTGTTTCCGTAACGTTTAGCGTACTTCATAATGTTACCAAGAGTAAACCCTTCACCATGTCCTGAATCAATGATGATGTCTGTTGCTTGATACTTATCGGAAGCATAATGCTCACCATATGTACCATCAATATAAGCCTGTAGTTCTTGTATTAGTTGTCCTTCGTTAAATTTATAGTTCATCTGTTATCCACTCCTTCGGTAAAGTTTCTTCACTGTACCATGTAAAATTATTTGTTTCTGCCCATTCAGCATGGGTTCTTTTCGTTCCGTTTTTTCTTATCTTAGCTCCCGGCATAGGTGCAAAAGGTTTTTGAAATAAGAATACTAATTCCAATTCTCCTATCTGTTCTTTTAAAGCTTCTCTTATCCAGATATACTTACTGTATTCAGCATAATCCCAGAACCTTCCTTTAGCTTCTAATAATATAGTTTGACCATTAATAACTTTTACAAAGTCTGGCTCATAAGTATGTTCTACTATATAATCAATCTTATCCCAATGATGTTTCCACTTTTGTAAAATTGTTTGATGTATATTATATTCCCATGTACTATCATAGCCTTTAGGTACGTTAGTTTTTTTAGGTCTAGGTTTTCTGGGAACTCGTCTAGGCATTCAAGTCTCCAAGTTTAATGTTAGGATTTTGTTTAACTTTTTTATAGAACCATCTCAAACTGTATGCACTCAATAGAAATTTATTGTTAGCAAAGATGTGAGTTTGTTCTGGTAAAAACTCATTCAGATTATTTCTATTAATCCTAGATGTATCTTCTCCCTCCGGAATCATTGTTCTTAACCACTCAATGAGTAAGTCTTCTGCTCTCCGTCTTAACTGTTTAGATTTTTTTTGATTCATAGTTCTTTACTAATTTCCAATAGGTTAAAATGCTGTTAAACATTTCTGTATGTTTTGTTTGAGAGTCTCTATCCCATATATGACAGGCTATAAGTTCTTTGTCTTGACGATCAACAAATATAGATACTCGTTCTACATCATCAAAGCCACAGCCTTGAGCATAGGCTGACAACTGCATACCATGCTCATCATATACTAAACGAGCAGGGTCTTTACCTTCTAGATTATCTTTAGTTTTAAAGTCTACAAAGATACCAGACTTAGAATATAAATCTATCTTACCACCATAACCTAAATCAGCACAGAAAGAATCTTCTGCTATCCATTCTTCATCCGGAAAGTTTTCATCTAACCAAGACTGTATTATCTCATAGGTTGGATTTGTTTCTTCACCTAAGAAACCTCGTTCAATCATTGCATGAATCTTAGTTCCTTCTTCTGCAGCTTCTTGTCCTATCCTTTTAGAATCTTGTTTACATCTGTAAGCAAACTCCTCAAGAGATTCATCTTCTTCTTTCTCTAAAGTAAGTGCAGAGTTTAATGCTTGATTGATCTTCCAGTTTTCTAATCCGGGTTTGGCTACCAGACTTAGTACAGTAGTGACCGATGGAACTAAGTTATCTTTCTTGGCATCCCGTAATGTAGTGTTACGTTCTTTACCATTAGCACCTACAATAGTATACATTGGTTCACCTTCTTGCGTATACCAATGTCCTGATTCGGATGATTTTTTCTTAGCCGACAATTTATTATATACTTCTTGGCTTGTTGTGTCAATAGTTTTTTTAGATTTAGTCATATTATTTTTTATGGTTTACAAAATTTAATTTACGAGTGATTGGATTGTAGTTTAAAAGTTTAACATTTAGTTCTACCTGCTCATCACTTCTAGTTCTACCCGACCTACCGGATTTAGTTTTAACATCAATAAGAGTTGTCTCTCCATTTTTAGTAGCAATCAAATCAACTGGACCGGTACAACCACAGTTTTTAAAAACTTCATAGCCATTATCCCAAAGCCAAGTGACTGCATAAAACTCAGCCATGTCTCCTTTTCTATTATCTTGTGTATGATTAATGTGTATCACTCCAGTTACCTCCTACTTTATATTCGCCATCCATTGGACAGCGTAGATTAAAATGTTCACCTGCTTCTATAATACTTTTGACTGCAGTCTCTCCAACAAAATCTGCTTGAGATTCTTTGACTTCAATCTGCCACTCATCATGTATGTTAGCAACAAATCTATAATCAATAGCATTTAGTTTTAAAACATTGTCTAAGTCTACTAATGCTTTCTTCATTAAGATAGCACCTGCTCCTTGCAGTAAAGTATTAAGTGCAGCATGTTTGTTTCTTATGTACAACTTCCTACCATCTAATCCTTTGAGGTAATTTTTTGAAGCTGCTCTGTCAACTCGTTCCTTAAGAGTTCGGTATGTTGGGAGACTACTAAGAAAGCGTTCTCGCAACCTCTTACCTTCTGCTCTGCTTCCTTTAATGATGCTTCCAATCTTCTCATCTCCTGCTCCGTAAACGAGTGCGTAGATGAAAGTTTTAGCCTGATCTCTTGATTTAAGTCCAGCAAAGTTTT